CGCGCATCATGTTCTCCGGTTACGTATCGGCGCCGCTCATCCCTACCGGCTCGGCGGGTGAAGTGGTGAAGACGAACGTCACGATCACCAGCTCGAGCCGTCCAACCATCATGAGTACCTAACGCGATGGCGGTTAAGAAGACGAAGAGGCGAGTCGAGATCCACGAGATCGAAGGCTTGGGAACGGTGGCGGTGCGAGGGCTTCTCTTCTCGAGGAAGGAAGAGATCCTCGTCCGCCAGGAAGAGACGGGAAGCCGCACCGGCTTTATGCTGGACGTGCTCGCGGAGACGATCCTCGATTCCGAATCGAACGCGCCAGCGATGACGCGCGACGAGTGGGACGAGGCGGCGGCGGAAGATCTCGAGCCGGTCCGCAAGGCGTTCGACATTGCGATGCGCCTGTCGGGCATGGCGACAAGCGACGACGAGGCGGCCGCACAAAAAAAAGACGAGCCGATCCCGAACGAAAATTCCAGCGGCTTCTAGCGCGCACGTTCGGGATCCCGTGGGAAGAGCTGCGGCACCGGCTCACCGCGGACGAGTATGCCGGGCACGTGGAGGACTTCGCCGAATCGCCGTGGGACGAGTACCGCGCCGATCTGCGCCAGGGGTTGATCTGCTCGCTGCTCGCGACGCTGTGGGGCGATCAGAAGAAGGGCCCGTACAAGCCGGCGCAGTTCATGCCGTATCTCAAGCGCGAGCAACGCGCGGAGGATGATGTAAACTCGCTGCACGAGTTTTTCGGGGGCATCTACGGTGGCGGGTAAGCTCGGCTCACTGCTGATCGAGATCGGCGCCGACGTGCAAGGGCTTCGGCGCGATATGGATCGCGCCGTGTCCACGGTCGATCAGTCTGCCAAGCGCATCAACGGGATCATCGACGGCGCGACCACGGCTCTCGCGGGCCTGGGCGTCGCGCTCGTCGGCGTGGGCTTCACCGCGTTCATCAAAGGCGCCATCGACGCGGCCGACGCTGCCAGCAAGACAGCGACGAAGATCGGCATCACCACGGAGGAATACACGAAGCTCGCGTACGCCGCGAAGCTCGCCGACGTCGCCGAGGGTGAGCTGCAAGCCGGACTCAACAAGTTCGCGCAAACGCTAGACAAGGCGTCGCGGGGCGTGAAGGCGCAGCGCGAAGCGTTGCAACGCCTGGGCGTTACGAACTTCACAGACTTCAACGCCGCGCTCGGGCAAGCCGCCGACACGATCCAGAAGCTAGGGCAGTCGTCCAAGTCGATCGCGCTGCTGCGCGACGCCTTCGGCCGCGGTGGCGCTGGCTTCGCGAATCTGTTCCGCGATGGCGCTGCCGGGCTTCGGGAAGCCGGCGACGAGGCGGAGCGGTTCGGCCTCGTGCTGTCCACGAAGGCGGGGCGCGACGCGGAAGAATTCAACGACAATCTCACGCGCATCTCCGAATCTCTCCGCGGCCTGGGCGTGCAGGCGGTCGGCCCGGCGCTCGAGGGCTTGAACGCGATCATCGCGAAGTTCAAGGAAGGGTACGAAGAGGGCGGCAAGTTCGAGGGCATGTTCCGCGGGCTGCGCGAGGCGTTCGATCAGCTCAACGGCGATCCGACAGAACGGATGATCGAATCGATCACCGGGCGCATCGAAAGCCTGCAAGGTCGGCTGGCCAAGCTCCGCGGCGAGACAGCGATCGGCAAGTTCGACAAATTCTGGAACGATCTGCTCGGGAAGGACGCCGCGGTCGCGGGCCAGATCTTGAAGGTGCAGCTCGAGATCGTCGCGCTTACGGACCAGCTCAAGGCGCTACAGGACGTCGCGAAGGCGAACGACGAAGCTAACAACCGTCGCAACGCGCCGCCGAAGAAGCCGTCGCCGGGAGGCACGGAAGAGCCGCCCGATCCGGAGACAGCGGCGCGCCTGAGCGCGCAGGCGAAGTACCTCGACGGGCTGCGCGAAGAGATCGCGTTGCGTGGGCAGACGTCGCGGCTCGCGAAGGTGGAAGCCGATCTCGCTTTCGGTGCCGGCAAGAATTTCGACGAGGCGACGAAGAAGACGGCGCTCGCGCTCGCGGGGATCCTCAAGGTGCGCGAAGACGAGCGGCGGGCGGCAGAACAGTCGGCCGCCGTGGAAAAGTACATAGCCGGGCTCGTGGAGAAGCGGCAAAAGCTACAAGCGGATGCGGAAAGGGAGTTCGCCGAAAAGCGCGCCGCCGCGCTCGAGCGGCTTCGCACTCCGGTGGAGAAATACATCGCCACTATTCAAGAGCTGCGCGGGCTCAATCTGCCACAAGACAAATTCCTCGAGGGAATCAAGCAAGCCCGCGACGAGCTGGAGGCGACGCAGAGCAAGCTCGACGAGACGAAAGACACCGCGCGCGATCTCGGGCTTGTCTTCCAGTCGGCGTTCGAGGACGCGATCGTGGCGGGCAACGGTTTCCGCGACGTGTTGAAGGGGATCCTGCAGGACATTCTGCGGCTCGCGATCCGGAAGATGTTCACAGAGCCGCTGGTCGAAGGCATCGGCGGTTTCCTGAAAGGCATCATGGGCGGCGAGGGCGGCGGCGGCGGTGGTGGCTTGATCGAGTCTGGGCTCAACTGGCTGAAAGGCCTCGCGGGCTTCGCGAACGGCGGGTCGTTCACGGTGGGCGGCAGCGGCGGCACGGACTCCCAGCTCGTCGCGTTCCGTGCGACGCCTGGGGAGCGCGTGACGGTGAGCAACGGGAACGGGGGCATGGGACAGGCGATCGTGATCGTGAATAACAACGTGCCGGGCGCCACGGCGTCGCAGTCGCAGTCGAGCGACGGCACGGTGACGATCGATCTCACGGTGGAGGATAGCTTCGGGCGCCTCGCGAACCGTGGGCGCCTCAAGCCGTTCGGCGTGGCGCCGCCGCTGGTGAGTCGGTAATGGCTGGGGTTTGGCCGCTCACGCTTCCGCAGATCCCGCTGCGGGCCGGTTTCACGTGCAAGCCGCGGGACTCGCGTGTCTTCTCGCAGTTCGACGTCGGCCCGGTGGCCGTGCGGTCGCGGTACTCGGGGGAGATCGTGGACTACACGATCCCGCTGATCCTCACGTTCGCGCAGCGCGACACGCTCGACGACTTCTGGCTCGTCGGCACGCTGCGCGGGACCGACCGCTTCGACTGGGTGGACTTCTTCACGAACGTCGCGACGACGGGCGCGCCGTACATGTTCACCACGCGGCCGCAGTACACGCCGATCTCCGACGCCTTGATCGCCTGCTCATTCGAGATCATGAGTCTGCCGTAATGCCGATCACCGATGCTTTCCGCGCCGAGCTGTACTCCGACGCAACGCCCGAAGCGTTGATCCTTCTGGCGCGCGTCACGAACCCGGAGACGGGCGAGATCTACTACCTCTGCAACGACAACGTGCCGATCACGTCGCGCGGGCAGGACTACACGCCGTTCCCGTTTTCGTCGCCGCTGCCGTCACAGCTCGAGGGCGAGATCCCGCGGGTGACGATGCGGTTCGACAATGTGGGGCGCGAGCTGACGGCGCTCTTCCAGTCAACGATCAAGCGCGCGCCGATCGAGCTCGAGCTGGTGAGCACGAGCGACGTCGACACGGTGCAGTCGGGCCCGTACTACTTCATGCTCTCGAGCGCGAAGGGAGACACGACGGCGATCGAGTGCACGCTCGAGTACGAAAGCTTCCAGCAAGAGCCGGCACCGGCTCACCGCTTCACACCGAAGATCGCGCCCGGCTATTTCGCGTGAACTTCTCCCGCTACGTCGGGATCCCGTTCCTCGAGCGAGGGCGGACCAGGGCGGGCGCGGACTGCTGGGGGCTCGTGGTGCTGTTCTACGCCGGCGAGCTTGGCATCCACCTTCCCGCCTACGACGAGCCGTCCACGACGCGCGCCGAGCGCGCCACGTGTGCGGCTATAATCTCTGCGGCGGTGAGTGGCGCGGAGCCGTGGCGCCGCGTGCTCGAGCCGGCGCCCGGCGACGTGATCCTCTGCGAGACATTGCGGCAACCGATCCACGTAGGCGTGGTGGTCGATCGCCGGCAAATGCTCCACGTTCCCGCGGGCGGCGAGTCGGTGATCGAGCGGTTCACGAGCCCGGAGTGGCATCGATTCGTTCGGGGGTTTTTCCGCTATGCAAGGTAGGACGTACACGATCATGGCGATGCCGCATCCGTTGAAGGATGCGCACGTGCTGTTCGACGCGCCGGCCGGCGGGACCGTTGAAGACGCCATGTGGGAAGTGCACGCGGCCACCGGCGCGGAGGCGGCGACGCTCGGCAACTCGCTGGTGCTGATCGGCGGCGAGGTGTGTCCGAAGGCAGCGTGGGCGACGCGGCAGATCGCGCCCGGCGAGTTCGTGGTGGTGCGCACGGTCGCCGGCAAGGGCTTCGCCAAGATGCTGCTGGTGATCGCCGCGATCGCTGTCACCTGGGTGGTGTTCGGCCCGGCCGCCGCTCTTAAGCTCGCGCTCACGATCGGCTTGTCGATGGCGTTGCAGGCGTTGCAGTCAACGCCGGAGCCGTACAGCGGCCCGGAGCGCGGAAAGCCGGCGGACGGTTTCACGCTGTCGCCGCCGAATAATCAGCTCATCCCCTACGGGCCGCTCCCGATCTGCTTCGGCGCCGTCGATTCGTGGTTCCCGCCGTACGCCGCTCTCCCCTACTCGATCGCGGTCGGTGGCGAACAGGACATCTGTCTTCTGTTCTCCGGCGGCTACGGCAAGAACGTGCTCAGCAATCCGCGCTTCGGCAACCTGCCGGGCTCGCGGCTCGACGACTTCCGCGTGGAGTACAACGACGGCTCCACCGGCTCGACACGCACGAAGCTCTACCCGCGCGACGTCTACGAGGAAACGATCAACGCGCGGATGAAGAAGGAAGACGGCGCGCTCATCCGTCGCACGCAACGGGACATCGACGAGTACCAGATCGACGTCGCCTTCCCGCAAGGGCTCGAGCGGATCACCAGCCGGAACCAGCACAACTGGCTCGGCGTGTCTTTCTCGATCCAGCATCGCGGCCTGGGCAACGATCCCGCGGCGTACACGAACGTCACGCCGATCGCCGGCGCGAAGGTCTACGACGTGTCTTCGGGGCAGTTCGAGGTGCGCGCGAAGCTCGGCGCCTCGTCGCGCGCTTCTATCCGTGTGCCGGCAGAGGGGCAGTACGAGATCAAGCTGCAACGCCTCACGGACGACGATCAATCGATCGCCAGCGAGAAAGATCCGTCGACGACGCGCGAGGAATCGTGGTGGGGCACGCTCCGGAGCATCAAGAACCACGAGCCGTTCACGCTCGAGGGCGCGGCGCTCGCTGCCATTCGTGCGCGCGCTACCAACCGGCTCAACGGCGTGCCGGACAACGTGCGGTTCGCCTTCCGTCGCTGGCTCCCGGTGTGGGATGGATCCACGTGGACGGTGCAAGAGACGCGGAGCCCGGTGTGGGCGTACGTGTGGATGCTCAACGGTCCGGCGAACCCGGGCGCCATTCCCTACGAGCGGATCGATCTCGACGACATGCTCGACTGGGCGGCGTACTGCGAAGAGGAAGGGCTCACGTGCGACGGCGCGATCTCTTCGATCCTGCCGGTGTGGGACATTCTGAACATGATCGCCTTCTGCGGTCACGCGATCCCAGACGTGCGCGACGGGCTGTGGACGGTGACGATCGATCGCGAGCGCGACGAGACACAGGTCGTGCAATCGTTCACCCCGGAGAACACCTGGGACTACTCGTGGGTCCACACATACGGGCGCCAGCCGCACGGGCTCAAGATCGAATTCCAAAGCAACCGCGATGACGGCATGCGGGTGGAGCGCACGATCTACGACGAGGGCTACAGCGAAGAGAACGCGACGCTGCTCGAGTCGGTGCGGCTCCCGCTGTGCAATGAATGGCGGCAAGCCGCACGGCACGGCTACCGGATGATGGCGGGCTACAAGCTCCGGCCGGGCATTCACCAGTTCAAGACGAACGCGCAGTGGCTAGCGTGCAGGCGCGGATCGCTGGTGTCCTTCTCTCACGATGTGAGCCTGTACGGCGCGGGGCAAGCGAAGGTGAAGGCGATCACCACGGACGGCGGCGGTAACGTCACCGTCGTCACCTTCGCGCACGTGCTCGAGATCGGCGCCGGCGTGCGTTACCAGATCCGCGTGCGGAAGAACGACGGCCGCTCGCTTGTGCTGCGCGTGGACAATCCAGGCGCGGGCGAGTCGGCGGATCTCACGCTCACCACGCCGGCGCCGGTGGCCGACGCGCCCGCGGTGGGTGATCTGTGCCAGCTCGAGGTGGTGGGCATCGGCTCGTTCCTGGGCATCGTCCGCTCGATCGACGTGGCGCCCGACTACACGGCGGCGATCACGCTGGTGAAGTATGACGCCAGGGTCTACGCGGAGGGCCGGCGCGTGCCGCCGGACTACGAGCCGGACATCACGATCCCGCCGCCATCGGTGCACCGCGTGCCGGCGCAGCCGTCGATCCTTGGTATCGCCTCCGACGAGCGCGCGATGCAGGTAGACGCGAGCGGGAACCTAGTCGCGGGCATGCTGGTAGGCCTCGACTTCACCTCGTCCGGCAACAAGCCGATGCCGAACGCGATCCGCGTAGAGTGGACGGAAGCGGCGATCGAGGCGCACTGGCGCAGCACCGGGCTATTGCCGATCGCCACGACGTCGGTGCTGCTGTCTCCCGTGGAAGCGGGCGAGACTTACATTGTGCGGGCGCAGGCGGTCACAGCGGACGGCGTTCCTTCTGAGTGGACGAGCACGACGCACACGGCATCAGCGGCGAACCTTCCGCCGCCGCCGATCTCGAGGCTGTGGCGGCAGGGCGGCTACGTGGCCTGGACCTACGATCCGCCGTTCGACCACGACGGCTTCGTGGTGCGCCTGAACTATGGCGCCAGCGACAACTGGGCGACAGGCGCGCCGCTGCACGCGGGCCCGTATCGCGGGCAGCAGTTCTACATCGGCAACTTGACCGGCGTCTTCACGATCATGGTTCGGCCGATCGATCTCGCTGGCAATGTCGCGGAGACGTCGGCGATCCTCTTCGTCAATTCGGGCGACGCGGTGGTGGCGAACCTCGTTTACACGCAGGACGAAGACGCGGGCGGCTTCCCGGGCGAGATCGTGGACGCGACCGTGAGCGGCGGCGATCTTATCGCCGACGCGGAGCCCGCCGATCTGATCTGGACCGACGACGCCGCGCTCATCTGGACCGACGACGCCGCGCTGCTGTGGACGAGCGGCTACAAGGCGATGCAGTACACAGCGACGTACACCACGATCGCCGATCACGTTGGCGCGCTGGTGAAGCTCAACATCACGGCCACCGGCAACTATGCGATCGAGTTCCGCCGCTTCGAGTCTCCGCTGATCTGGACGCTCGACACCGATCTCATCTGGACCGACGACGCGGCGTTGCTGTGGGGCGGCATCGAAGAATCGTGGGAGCCGTGGACGGGCGAGCTCGGGCCGATTGAAGCGGCCGACGAAAATTACCAGTTCCGGGTCACGATCCAGGGTGGGCCAGCGCAGGGCGAGATCTCGAACTTCGACATCGTGATCGACGTTCCCGATCTGCTCGAGAGCTTTTCGAACGTAGCGATCGCGGC